GATTAGGTGTGCCCATATTAATGAGACGGCGGGCTTCCATGACCTGCTGTTCGAACAAAGCCCGGTTCGTACTGGCCTGTGCTGCAACTTCCTCAAGCTGAGCGCGCTCTTCCTTGGTGAGTTCACTCATGTCCTTGTTGAACATGGTCATGGCAAGCTGCCCAAGAGCACCGATGGACTGCGGATTAGTAGCCAGCTTGGTAGCCAGAGAACCCAGCGTACCTGTCAGACCGCTCGTAGCGGCAGCGGCGGCAGGAGCCGCAAGTCCGGTGGCAGCATTGATGCCAGTAGCAGCACCGATATCGACAATACCACCAGTCGCCGGGACTATAGCACCAGCACCAAGGGGTGCAGTCGGTGCAGCGGCAGCAGCGCCACCGCCAATACCGCCAAACATACCGCTCAGACCACCAGCGCCAGCGTAACCGCCAAGACCACCGAGGGCGGCACCGAGGAGGGGGTTCTGCCCAGTTATGCCTGCTGCTGTTGCGCCAAGGCCAGCGCCAACTAATGCACTGCCTGCAGTTGTACCTAAAAATCCTGCGACACTGGGAGCCACACTACCTAAAAACGCGCTACCAGCAAGAGCACCAGCGATGGCAGGCGCAGCAAACGGGACAACTACAGCAGCGGCTACACCAACAATAGCTTTCCAGTTCTTCTTGACGAACTTGCCTACGCTGCGGGCGGCGTTCTTGATTGTGTTCCAGAGACCCATGGCGGTATCCTACCTTAATCTTCCTTGTCTGCATAGGTTTGCAGAAGTTTATCAAAGAACTCCGTGCCCTTGGCACGTACAATCTTGGCGGGAATTACATACTCGCCTTCGTGGGCCTTGATTACAATACCGCCCTTATCCTCCATGTCGTCCTCTTCCATATCATCATCCATCTCCCCCTTTGTAGGGATCGGACCACCCTTCTTCATGGACATCATGGGTTGGGCGCTACCGGGAGCAGAACTGGGTGAGGCGGCAACACCAACTCCACCCCCGGTAGCTACACCCGGCGCGGACGCCGGGGACTGCATGATCTGGCCGATAAGAAGCAGAATAAACATCGTCCCCTGATCGAAGTCAGGCGGCAGTTCATCATCTTCAAGGATACCGCGAGCAACAATTGACTGCTTCAGGGCTGGATACATCTCCGGGTTTTGGAGAGCCACTTTCGCCATATTGGTAAGGAGTTGGACCTGATCCATGGTAATGTCCCCCTCCGCAAGCGCCTCCTCGACGGCAGTGCGGATTTCAGCAACCTGCTGGGGGTTCTGCTGGACAAAGCGGCGGGCCTCCAACTCCATCTGTTGCGGACCAAGGCCACCCTGACTGGGGCCTGAAAGACCGGGCATACCGGGAATATTAGGACGAATGGGCTGGCCGTCCGGACCAATCATACCACCTAGCTGATAGGAAGGAAGCTGATCAGAGTTCATAGTAGCCGAATTTATATTGGATACCGGCGTCATAATCGTGCTCATGTTGAGCAGACTGGACAGCGCAGGAGGTACATAATTGTTCATCAGCGGGTCCTCAACTGAGCAATGAGGGTATTAAGTGTTGATCGCAATACGGAAACATCATACGCCAGTGTCTGTATATCTTGCAACGCCTTTACATAGTCCGACAGTATTGGAACTGGCACACCGCTGACTTTCACGCCAACTGCCTGAGCAGTCAGACCATTAAACGTATTGGTTGCCTGTTGGGTGGTTACCACCCCAGCAAGAAGTGCTGCACTGGCCTTATCTGGTTCGCCGCGCTGATCGGTCAAAAGCTCAACATTTTCTTTTAGCGCATAAAGAACACGCACAAGTTGCGGCTCTACATTCTCAAGCGAAATGGATGGAATGCCGGAAAATCTAGCCATTAGACTTCTGCCAATCCAACTGGTGTTTCTGCAATATGGATCGCACGTACGCGTACGGCACTATAAACCTCGACCTCAAACGTGTCACTCTTATAGCCAGTTGGCAGTCGGAAAACACCGCTATCGTTGCGTGTCGTCGTAAAGATAAGTTGCTTGTTAATGTACAGATTAAACGTGATCGGGCGACCGGCGTCCCACTGCTGATTATAGGCTTCCCAGTTGGTGTCGATGTTTTCCCAAAACGAACTTGATAGAATCCCATCATAGTCAGCGACAATGCGCGCAGCACCAAGGTTTATCGGGGCATTGGTGATGAACACCTTAGACTTCCAACGCATCGTCATGCCTTGGGCATCAAGATTGTCCCACTGATAAATATCACCGCTGGTACCGACTGCCGTGTACAGGTTGTTTGTCTCGTTATCATACCACGAAGCACTGTACTGAAAATCAAGGTCAACGAAAGACAGGCCAGTGCCGCCTTCGCCTTCGATGGCTTCTAATGTAAGCGCCGCAGTAGCAGTCGATCCGATGTAGTTCTCTTTATAGACCGCCCCGACAATCTCTTCGGGGTTTACGTCAGCGTTCCATGTGTCGCTATAATGGACAACTTTGGTCAGAAGCTGAGCACCGGCCCCGCCATATACGGCAAGGCCATCATGAGTGGACCATACAATACCAAAGCCAGTCGCAACAACAGACGCCGCACTTACACACGGATACATCACAGCAAGTTTCTGCGCGACCATGGTGGCTGGGTAGTTACCCTCGACGACATATGGATAACCCCTAGTCAGTACCAATAGAATACCGCCGATGGAAGCCAATGCCACGATGTCGTACTCAAACGAAATGCGATACTGACTGGGCCACGCGTGGTACTGGCCCGGCTCACAGAAGTACAGATCATTACCGACAAAGCCAGCCATCATCTGGTTATGCAAAGCGGTAATGCCCTGCATCCCTTCAGGCGGTGCCTCGTACTCAGTCGAAGATAGCAGACTGGTCAGACTGAGATAGCTGAAGTCATCAGTAAAAGTATAAACACCACCGTCACCCCAGTAACGAGCAGCATCCGTTTTGCGTTCAGCCACATCATAATAGACAAGTCCAGTTACGGTTGTCGTAGCGACGGTGCCGCCAGCCAATGTGTACTCAAATGCCTTGCCGCTGACGATCCGCGTAACGATAGCACCGGTGAGACTAAGGCTCGGGATAGTATCGCACACAACCTTGAGTCGGTCACCCACAATCAGATTGTGGTAGTCAGCCATAGTGACACGGACAGTATTGCTCGTACGACTGATCTGCGACATAGCGGCAGGGAACCACAGTGTCTTGAGCAGGAAGAACCCACTGCCAGCCGTGGAACTCAGAGAACGATATAGTTTGACACCGCGAATATTGTTTTTGCCGGTGGGCTTAGAAGTCGGCAGACCAGTGACTATTGCAGTCTGACCTTCGCGCATGTACACGGGATCAGTCGGCTCAGAGCCAATGCTCTCCTCGCGCCACGGGGTGTACCACGTATAAAGATACGAGCGGCCTTGAACCTGATCACCAAGATCAACGGTGCCAACAACGAGATAAACATTGACGCTACCGCTAGTCGTAGCAGATACAGGCAGAATAACCGTAAAGGTATTCGCGTTTATAACCGTAACATCGTAGGTACCAGACGTGGCGGTACCGGATGTGAAATTCAGATAGACAAGATCACCGGAAATGAGCTTATGCCCGCTGAGCGTAATTGTTGCCGTAGCACTGGCCACCTGTGTGTAAGTGCCAGCGCGGATAACAGTCGTCGTGGCAATCTCAGGACCAGAGGCGAAGTAAGAGATCGTCGTGCTATTGATGACCGAGACAGATGCAATCGTGTTGAGGTCGCGGATATCCCACTTGACTGCACCACTGGTAGCGCCAGAGGCAGTATCAGTACAAGTAAATGTATCTATACCAGTTACGTTTATAGTATAGTTGTTTGTTGTTGCCGTACCGGAAGTAAATTCCAGAAAGATAGTGGCCCCAGTTGTGAGACCGTGGTTTGAGATCGTGACTGTGATATTTTTACCGGCACGCGAATACGTACCATCACGATTAGAGAACCCACTGATCGAGGCGATAGCGCCGGTCTTTAGATTATGCGGCGCAATCGTCGTGAGCGTGACCTGATTGGCGTTGTCACGGGCGTAGCTGACAACCGTAGCTGGCGTAAACGGCACGACCGAGATAGTCGGCCTAGTCGTCGGAAGGGGGAGCCCGAGATCGTAATAGTCCACTGGGTAGGGACCAGATGCGCTACCCGTAGTAGCCAGAGAATAATTGCTGACCTTGGGCGTGCCGCTCCCTGTGTAGTAGAAACGGCGCTCTTCAAGTTCGTCAGTAGACGGCGTAGCAATCGACACAAGCGAAGTAAACGACAACCACTTGATCGGTGAGCCAGTGCCAGCCGTACTCTCACGCAGACCGTAAATGGTTCGAACTGTTCCGGTACGATTACTATTTGCTACAGATACAGGTTCAGGATACGGGATCAGATCACCAGAATACAGCTTACCATTACGGGCAACCTGCGCGGCTGTATCCGCCAAAAGCTCGGGGCTATTACGGGGTGCCGTACCGATAAACTTAGTGATCTTGATAGCGACCATTCGTTATGCAAACCCATTGCCACGAGCAGTCATGCTGCTGCGGCTATTGTTAAGGTTATAACGCGCGCGGCGCTCGTTTACACGAGCCAGATACTGACGGGCATGATAGGAAGCCAGTGTGTTATCGTTCCACACAACCTTCGGCATTACCAGAAGCTGCTGTAATACACCGTGGACGAGCACGTCCTCAAGCTCGTTAAATACGATGTCGTCCATGCCAGCGGCGGTACGCGTTGGTTTCAGGGCGTAGAACATCCGGATCGTATAAATACTATCGGTGCCCGGCATAGGCAGTACAACATATTGGTCTGGGCTAATCTGAGTAATAACACGCGGCTCGCCACCATTCTCGGTGGCCTCAGTCGGTAGAGTTACGGTATTGGTGCCGTTGTACTGTACGTCATTGTATTCGTCTTCATTGACGCTTGTCGTCGGTGTAAGCGCCCAAATCTCGTCAGCACTCAGCCCGTTGAACTGATCCGCCCACTCAGGATACATGTCGATAGCGTCTTCCAGCGTGGCACGACGAAGAATATTGCCGTTGCAGGTCGCCCGAAACACAACATGAACCTCAGTGTCCTGCGGCTTGTTGAAGTAGTTGATGTACGATCCCGGCTGGATGTCGAACGTGGGCTGCACGTAGCGCCACGCAAGGGAGGTTTCGCAAACCCGGATGGCCACATCGCGGATGTACTGCAGGATAAGCGGCTGCGGCGCGCCCGGTACGGACGGCATGATCTTCGGCAGCAGGGACGTGAATAGGCGAGTAGACATCAGTACACCTCACCAAGCTGCACAACCGGCGGGGCTGCAGAAAGGCCCGCCTGCTTCGTGTCATTGAGCGCCCGGTTTTGAAGTGATACACCAAGCTGCTGCGTGAAGCTATCCAAGAAGAGCTTGGCCCGGCCAGAACTAACATGCTC